TACCAGCACATCTGTGCCGCCAACTTGAAACATTTCCCAAGCATTGCGGTCTATAAATCTATAGTCATTGCCCTTTTCGGGCCTGTAAAGAGAGAGTCTTGGCATAGTCATATATTTACCGCTGTAATAAATACTAGCATGAGCACATCAGATCAAGCCAAAAATTCCGTTTACGACTTCTGCAAAGCCATGCTAGGCAACGGCATGGTAGATGTAGAACTAGATCCCATCCACTATGAAACCGCACTTAATCGTTCTCTCGCAGTTTTCCGTCAGCGCAGCGACAACGCTGTTGAAGAATCTTATGTGTTTTTGACACTAACTGAAAGCACAAACGAGTATATCTTGCCAAAAGAGATACAACAGGTCAGAGAGATATTTCGTAGATCGGTGGGATCAAGAACTGGCAACGGCACAGGCGGCACTGTATTTGAACCATTTAACTTAGCCTATGCCAACACATATTTGTTAAGTAGCACAAACATGGGCGGACTGTTAACCTATGAACTGTTCGCACAATATCAAGAATTAGTAGGCAAGATGTTTGGCTCATTTATTAACTTCACATGGCATCCACAATCGCACAAACTGATCATACACCAACGTCCTCGCGGTGAAGAATCAGTGATGCTGCAGGTCTATAACAGCCGTCCTGACTTTGTGATCATTGATGATGTGTATTCTGGACAATGGATCAAAGACTATACACTGGCCAACTGCAAAATGATGTTGGGTCAAGCTCGCAGCAAGTTTGGGCAGATCGCAGGACCACAAGGCGGCACACAACTCAACGGTACAGCACTGATCACTGAAGCCCAAACTGAGATGGAAAAGCTCACTGACGATCTTATGAAATTGGTGCCTGGCGGCTCAGGTTATACTTGGATAACTGGTTGACAACATAATCCCACACATGTTATACTGTTCTTAAATGGAGAACATTATGATCATAGGCGTATGCGGTTTTATCGGTTCAGGCAAAGACACTGTGGCCGACTATCTAGTTAACTTCCACGAATTTCGCAGAGAAAGTTTTGCCAGCACACTAAAAGATGCGGTAGCCGCAGTATTTGGCTGGGATCGTACCATGCTGGAAGGCAGGACCAAAGAAGCCCGTGAGTGGCGTGAACAAGTAGATCCTTGGTGGGCTGAACGCTTAGATATGCCCACACTTACTCCCCGTTGGATCCTACAATATTGGGGCACCGAAGTATGCCGTAAGGGCTTTCATGATGATATTTGGATCGCGGCTCTGGAAAACAAACTCCGTAATTCCAAAGACAATGTGGTAATTAGTGATTGTCGATTTCCTAACGAAATTTCCAGTATTCGTAATGCCGGCGGCAAAATTATTTGGGTACAACGAGGCATGCTGCCAGACTGGTATAATCTAGCAGTGGCCGCTAATCAAGGGCATAATTGGGCAGTGCAGGATCTTAAAATGCAAAAAATCCATGCCTCAGAAACTGCCTGGGTCGGTACCAAGTTTGATGCTGTAATTGATAATAATGGGTTGATTAGTCAACTGTATATGAACATGGAAGATCTAATCAATACATTTAATAATCAGCAACAAGATCTCCTTGTCTCCATGTAACGCCCTCTTTGCCTAATATCGCAGCACAATTCAGGCACACGGTTTTGAGATTGTTAGGCCTACAATTATTGAGATTTTCATCTATGTGGAACACACGGAACACTGCTGTGTGCGGACTTTTATATCCGCATTTTTCACATTGAGTTTTTGGTTTGTATCCTGCTCGCTGCCAACGAGGAACATGAGAGCCTGCACCGTGTGCTAAACAGATTTCACACAGTGTTCTGTAGTAGGCACGATTGTTTTTGTGATAGTTAATGGCTCGGGGTCGCTGTACGCAGGCCTTGCAGAGTGGTCGCATCAGGTATTTACCCTTTTTCGCCCCTTTTTGTTTCTGTGCTAAGTCACTGTTTTTGGAATAGTGTGCTAAATATTATGAGCAACTATTTCAGGAGAATAGGCGATATGGCACTAACATCACCAGGCGTACAAGTTACAGTAATTGACGAGAGTTTTTATACACCAGCAGAACCTGGTACAGTTCCTCTTATCGTTGTAGCTTCCGGCCAAGACAAAACCAACGGAGCTGGCACTAACACAGCTTCAGCAACAACCAAAGCCAATGCTGGCAAAGCATTTAAAATTACCAGTCAACGAGATCTTGTGGATCTGTTTGGTATACCGTTCTTTGAGCAGACAGCGAGTTCAACTCCTATCCATGGCTCGGAACGCAACGAATATGGTCTTCTAGCAGCATACAGTCTGCTAGGAGTCAGCAATGCTGCATTTATTGTTCGTGCTGATGTGAATCTAGACGAACTTGCAGCAGAAGTAGATGCTCCGGGAGCGAATCCTTTAAACGGCAAATGGTGGATTGACACGCAGGCCACAACTTGGGGTATCCAAGAGTGGAACGGTCAAGCTGCCTCAGTTGCCGGCGGACAAAAATTCACAAACAAACTGCCTATCATATTAACAGATGCAGACAGTCCTGCTAAAATCACAAACAATGCTCCTAAAACTTCTGTAGGTCAGATTGGTGATTATGCAGTGGTATTCCAGACTGTAGGTGAAGATGCTGCATATGCAACTGCAAATGATCTTGCAAGAATCTATTATAAATCATCAGGCAATGGTGGCATTGCAGGTGGTGCAACAGCTGTTGCTGCAGGCGAATGGGTACTGGTTGGATCTCCAGAATGGAAAGCTAGTTGGCCGGTGGTAGCTGAAACAATTTCCTCAGTAACAGGAACTTTGTTTATTAATAATGTTCAACTAGGTGCAGCCTTTGTCGGCGCTACCGCTGCACAGGTAGCCACACGTATTCAACAAACAGCCATTGACGGTATTACTGCACAGGCAATAGATGGTAGACTATACATTTATTCAAACGGATACACATCCGATACAGCAGACAGTACACTTGGCCAAGGCAACGTGACCCTAACTGATGGCACTGGAGCATGGACCATAACTGTGGGAGCAGGAACAGCGTCGATTGCAGGCACATATCTTGCACCTAAACTACAACAATCTCCGCATACTTCAGTGCCCGCATATAAGATTTCAGAAAATGCAGGCACTGTAAATGGCGTAGCAACTGGCAGCGTGTGGATCAAGACCACTGAGCCCAACAACGGTGCTCGTTGGAGAGCCAAGCGTTGGAGTTCAGCAACTGAATCATGGGTTGCATCAGATGCTCCTATCCATGCATCTACAAATGCAGCACTATACTATCTTGATCGCAGTGGTGGTGGTGCAAATATTTCAGCAGATGCATTGTTTGTACAAAGCAATGCACAAGAAAACAGCGGATTTGATGCTAGCCCAGAAACTGTAGAATTTCGCACATGGTATCGACATGCAGCGGCATCTGCCAGTACTGTTATAACTTCGAATATTATCAAGGCCAGCACATTCACTGCGAGTTCTACACTGGTGTTTACACTGGCTGAAAGTATAGTCGGACAATTAGCACTAGATACCGCTAAAACTATTACATTATCAACTGCTACATCAAATGCTCCTGCAGGTAATTCCAGCGATGCAGACAAACTTGCAGCAGCAATAAATGCCGCAGGATTCACAAACATTGCAGCTTCTGTGATAACTATCAGCACTACTTCTGCTAGACTAGTGATCACACACACCAAAGGCGGTGATTTTAGACTTACAGATTCCACAGGAACTCCGCTGTCAACACTGTTTACTCCTTATAATCTCAAAACCAGAGCAGGTACAGAAAACTTATATAGTATGTCACTGGGCAGCGGCACTGCAGGAATAGAAGATCTTGCCACAGGCGCAGCTCAAGACTATCTGGCATCAGGATGGAAACCACTGGCTGCTGAAGATCCAAGATTTGCAGCTGGTCCAGATGCACCGTTAAACGAGCCATCAGATCAACAACTGTGGTACAATCCTAACTTTGCTGATGTGGACATCATGATCCACAACGGTAATACATGGGTTGGTTATAGACATTCTTCAGCACCATATTATGAAGTTCCGGGAGCCACACTGAGAACAGGGTATCTGCCTGTGGTAGCTGCCAGCAATCCTTATGTATCTGGAGTTACTGTCACAGGCGATCTATGGATCAGCACAGCTGACCTAGACAATTATCCAACAATCTATAGATACAACAGCAATCTCACAGACATCGGCGATGCCACACTGCGTTGGGAATTAGTGGACAAGACAGACCAAACCACAGAAGAAGGTGTATTGTTTGCAGATGCTCGATGGAATATCTCAGGCACAGGCACAGCACAATCCACCATCGAAGACCTCATTACCAACAACTTCTTGGATCCAGATGCACCTGATCCTGCACTGTATCCCAAAGGCATGCTGTTGTGGAATCTAAGACGCAGTGGCGGTAATGTTAAAAAATACACTAACAATTACATAGACACTGCCAGCGATAATCCAAGAACCAGTGCAGCTACACTAGCAGGTTCAGCATTTGTCAGCGGCGCTGGTCTAAGCATGAGCGGCTATTATCCAGATCGTTGGACCACAGCTTCAGGCAACAATGAAGACGGTTCTGGTTCATTTGGTCGCAAAGCACAGCGCAAAGTGGTCACACAGGCTCTGAAATCAGTGATTGATACCAGCCAAGAGATCCGCGATGAAGAACGCAGAAACTTCAATATCATAGCCTGCCCTGGATATCCAGAAGCAATGAGCAATTTGGTTAACCTTAACATTGACCGAGGCATTACTGCATTTGTCGTAGGTGACACACCATTGAGACTGCCTGCAGATGCTACTTCACTGACCAACTGGGGAACTAATGCAGAATTAGTCACAGACAACGGCGATGACGGTATTGTGACCTATGACGAATATTTGGCCACATACTATCCAAATGGATTTACCACTGACCTAAGTGG